ACCATCAATTAATATGGTTCAAAAAGATAAAATTTTGGAGAAAAACTTTCAAGCATAATTCAAATCGTTTAAAAAAATATTTTATTTATATCTATAATGAAAATTTTATATAATGAAATTAAAAAAAACGAAATAGAGGTTGGATTAGACGAAGCAGGAAGAGGTCCTTTAATTGGTAGAGTCTATGCAGCAGTAGTAAATTGGGGTGATACACCAATTAATGAATCTGTTATGGATTCAAAAAAAATGTCTCATAAAAAACGTAAAGAAGTTTTAGAATGGATTCAAAAAAATGTTGATGAATGGGCTGTTGGTTTTGCTGAACCAACGGAAATTGATTCAATAAATATTTTAGAAGCTACTAAATTGGCTATGACAAGAGCTTTGGAACAATTAGATAATAAACCAGATTATTTAATAATAGATGGTATTGGTTGGGAAAAAAAATTTCCATCTTACAATACTAAATCTATTGTAAAAGGAGATGCTAATTATTATTCTATTGCAGCTGCTTCTATTATAGCCAAAGAATATCATGATGATCATATTAAAAAAATATGTAAAACTAATCCTGAACTAGTTGAAAAATACGATTTATTAAATAATATGGGTTATGGAACAGCAAAACATATAGAAGGTATTAAAAAACATGGTTTATCAAAATATCATAGACAAACTTTTAAATTAAAAAATTGAATAAAATATTTATTATATACAAGATTCATATTGTATGTCACATCAAGATTGGGATCCCATTGTACTAAATAAAAATAAACCGGCTGATAAAAAGCCTCAATCTACTATGACCAACCAACAAAAGGCTCTTCTAGATGATTCTGGTGACGTTCCAAAAGTCAAGTATGTTGAACGCGAACTAGCTAATCAAATCACTCAAGCTCGTGTTGCCAAAGGTCTAAATCGTAAGCAACTTGCTAATGCTCTTGCAATTCAAGAATCAGTTGTGGCTGATTATGAAAATGCGAAAGCAGTTTATAATGGTGCTATGGTTAATAAGTTTAAGACTTATCTAGGAATTGGAAAGACACCAGGTAAATAAATTAATAAATTAATTATTTTATTCATCATCAATAAATTCAACATCTTCGTTATTTATTTTTGAAACCTTAGTTTCTTTAGAATCATGAACTAATGTTATATCTTCTTCTTTTATAATATCATTTTCTTCAACTTCTGCATACATAATTTGATAACCGTTTTTTCTATAAAAATTACGTCGATAATATCCTTGTCTTATAAAGCTATCTAAATTATCTAAAATATCAACTACAACTGGTCTAATTTTTGAATTTGGATCACGTGTAATACGACCAACAGTTTGTTCTATTTCTCTTCTGGGTGTTGCCATTATAAGTGTATTTAATCCTTTTATGTCTAATGCTTCAGATGCCATTTGAAATGTTCCAAATATAATTTGACATTTAGCACTTGCGTCTAGTTTTGATTGTTTCATACCACCAATATATAATCCACTAGTACATAAATTTCTTTCATCTAATCTTTTTTTTAATAATTCTAAGTGTTCTACGCGTTCACTTAAAATGATAATTTTTCTTCCTTCTTCACTTAACAATTCTTCTGCAATATCAATAATAAATCGATTTCTTCTTCCAATAGTTATTAAATTTGTGATTGTTCCTGGACGATTAACTTCTCCTGTAAATCTTTGTTTTTTCTCAATAAATTTTTCGTGAACTATGTTATATTTATAAATTCTTGATAATACAGTTTTGTTTTCTTCTAAATTATATTGATAAATAATTGGTCCAAAATACCAATGTAAAACCTTTTCTAATTTATCACTTCTTTTTGGTGTTGCAGATAATGCTAATGTTTTTTTACAAGCTATCATTGGCAAAGCTTTGGAAAAATATTTTGAAGGTGCATGATGTGCTTCATCAAAAATAACCAAACCAAAATCTGCAAAAACATTTGAATCATATTTTTCTTTAGCTATAGATTGTAACATTCCAATAACGAAATGTTTACCATCAACATCTACTTTATCCCTTTGAATAATACCAACTGAACTATCTGTAAATTGTTGGATACGTTCTTTCCATTGATTTAATAAGAAACCTTTATGAACAATAATTAAAGTTTTTACATTAAATAATGAAGCAATGTATAAAGCTAATACCGTTTTACCTTGTCCACAGCCTAAACATATAAGACCACCATCTTCTTTCTCTAATTTTGGCATAACTTGATTAATTAATTCTTTTTGAATATCTCTCAATTCGCCTTTAAATTTAATTTTAACTTGTTCCCCTTTAATTTCTTTATTTTTTTCAGGAAGTCCTACTTTTTCTAATCCATAAAATTTAGGTATCGAAAGGTATTCTTCTGTTTCACGATAAACTTTAAAAAATTCGTTTTTTTCTTTTGCTCCAAAAGAAACACCAAATTTATACGGTTCAACTGTTAAATCATTTTTAATTTTTTCAATAAAAGCAGGATCGTTTTTCTTTTTATTCAAAACATACCCATCTTTAGAAAGTAAAGATTTAAAATCCATTTATTATATAAAATATTTAGTTTTTGTCTTTAAAATTCAATTTTTAAGTCTAAAAAAATTAGATATATTTTGGATAAAAAAAAAGATTATAATATAAAAACATTTAAATTTTTTTATAATATAATATATATTAATGGAAGTTGTCAATAATTTAACTCGTGTTGTAACCGATGGTCTTGAATACGTCAATAGCAACAAAATTTTAAGTTCCGTATTAGGTTTATTCCTTGTTTTATATGCCGCTTTAGCCGCCCCCAAATTACCCAAATCAGTTACTAAATGGTTTGATAATACTTGGTTTAAATTAGGCTTTATGTTCTTAATTGCTTATATGGCTACTAAAGATCCCTCTGTTGCTATCATTTCCGCAGTTGCTTTATTAGTAACTTTACAAACCTTATCTGCCCAAAAAACTGCCGAAAATGTAGTTCAAGCTGTTCAATCTAAAGTTGAAGGTTTCAGAGGTATCAGAAACTTAAGAGAACGTTTTGGTGAAAGCGAAACTAAACCAGAATCTGAACCAGAATCTCAACCTGAAGCCCAACCTGAAACAGAAGTAGTAGGTGCTGAAGTTGAATCTAATAATGCTCCTGTTGAATCTGAAGCTGGATTAGTACAACCTGAACTTCCTTCTAGCGAAGCTCCCCCTTCTTGTGGTGCAGCTTTAGATGAAATGACTGGTTATGAATCTGGTGAATTAGCCACCTTTTAAATTAAATAATATACTTTTTTTGAATAATCATTAGATTTTCAAAAATATCCATATTTTTTTTTATTAATGGTTTCATCTTTTCTTCGGCATTTGAAAAAGTTAAACCATCAATCATTTTATCAATACCATAAGTATGATTTAATATTAAAACTAATGATTTCCATTTATTATTTTTTTTTTCTAATCCAATTAATTTACAAAATTCGTTTAATTGTTTAACATTTTTAGCTTCGATTTCCATGTATTCGGGAAATCCTGGATACATATCAAAAACTATTTCAATATCATTATATTGAAATTTTTGTCTAAGTTTTTCAAATTGATATTTAATTTTAAAACCTAATAATTCCATTAATTCAATGGTTTTTTCATAATCATCAACTTTGATTTGTTTTTCTATTGGAAATTCATTATCGTGAACTTTGACTGTAAGATAATTATCTCCATTTTCTTTTCTCAGACGAATATATTTTTTATTTTGAAAAACAGTAAAATGATATACAGAATAATCGTGAACTAATTGACCACCTAAATTATTTATCTTTTCAATAAGTTCTTTTTTATTATATTCATAGAATTTATACTCATATTCTCTATCCATATTAATAAATATTTCAAATTATTTAATATTATTATCAATTTTTATATAACATATATTAATGAGTAAAAAAGAATGGGAACAAATTTATAAAGAAAAATGTAAAAATTTTAATAAATTACCAAGTGTTTTACCACCAGTTAAAAGAATAATAGTATTAGGAGATTTACATGGCGATTGGGATATGACAATCAAATCTTTAAAAGTTGCTAAATTAATAGATAATAAACTAAATTGGATAGGTGATGATACTGTAGTTGTTCAATTAGGAGATCAAATAGATAGATGTAGATTTTCTGGTATACCTTGTAATTTACCACACGCAACTAAAGATGATGAAGCTTCTGATATGAAAATTTTAAATTATTTTACCAAACTTCATACCCAAGCTCAAAAAAAAGGAGGTGCTGTTTATTCTATTATAGGAAATCATGAATTAATGAATGTTGACGGTGATATGAGATATGTATCTTTTAAAAATTTAGTTGATTTTGATAATTATAAAAAACCGGATGGTACTGTTATATCAGATGGTTTAGAGGCCCGAAAATGGGCATTTTCTCCCGGAAATCCAATTGCAGATTTTTTAGGTTGTACAAGACAATTATCATTAATTATCGGATCTAATATTTTTGTTCATGCCGGTGTATTACCTAAAATTGCCGAAAAATATAAAGTTCAAGAAATGAATCAAATTATGTCCTTATATTTATGGGATAAATTAAAAAATCCTTTAGATTATAAGGAATTATTAGATTCTGCTGATTATTCTCCATTATGGAATAGAATTTTTGGTTCTACAAACCAAACTAAACAATCTTGTGATTTTTTAATGAATCCTTTAAAAGAAATATACAAGGTTGATAGAATTTTTATTGGTCATACACCTCAAATTAATTCAGGAATAACTAATACTTGTCAAGGAAAAATTTGGCTAGCAGATTATGGTGCATCTAAAGCCTTTGATGCTTTTGATAATAATTTTATTATTAATAATAAACGTGCTGATTATAGAGAGGCACAAGTTTTAGAAATTTTGAATGATGGTGAAAAAATTAATATTCTAAAATAATTTTATATAATCCATTTTCATTAAATTTAGAATCCATAAATTCATCTAAGTATCCCATTTGGTTGGAAATTAATTTAATTTTCTTTTT